TATCGACGCTGCCCTATCTTCGTCTTGATCTTTTCCGGTCACTATTGCGACGCTGTTTTTGTAGTCTTGTCCGTCGTAGCCCGTGTTGTACATTGCCGCGTTGTAGCCCGTGCCGTTTTCGAAGTCTATCGTTCTTTGGAATGGAATGGTTAAGTTCCTGTCGTCGTACATCCTTACTTTTGCAGGTCCGTTCAGTGGTAGCGTTACTGTATTGCCTTTCTGCGGACTCGGCAGGCAGCTCGTGAAGTAGTCGTGGTACTTATTTACCGGCAGCGGTCTGCCGCCTGTGTATGCGTTCTGAAGGATGTACTCAAGGTTAGGCGTTGTTGCGTCCATGCCCTTTGTTTCATCATCCGTATAGTTTACGGTTGCGTCTGTGGTGCTGTTGATTGCCGGATTGTCCACGTTCTGGTCGCGGAACCACTCCTGCCAAATCATAGCGTAGGCTCTGAATGGTAATGCATTTACGCTGAATGCAGTATCAGCTCCTTTGCTCACCTTGGTAGGAATGCCCATGTAGTCCATGATGCTGCCCTCATAAGGTGCCGGTTTTTCTGGTGTTCCGGTCACTTTGACCTGCGGAATGGTGTACTCCTGAGTCTGTGTCCACGGCCCAGCATCGTTTTCGCCCATAAACCGTTTGAAGTGGTCCCAGATGATACGACACGGTACGTTGAAGTAGTAAATATCCATGTGGCAGTTGTCCATAACCGGGAAGATAGGAGTTGTCATTCGGATAATTGCTGCTTGGTCGATGCTGAAGGTATCACCCGGGAGCACTTCATCCACGTAGAACGGAATAAGCTGGCCCGCGTTCATGGTTAGCTTGACGTCCTGCCGCCGTTTGAAGCGACTTCGCGTAATGTCCAGTCTCGGAACCTGATTAAACCCCGCGTCTTTGTTTCTGTTCATTCAGTGGCTTCCTCCTTTTTAGGCTCTTCAGGCGGCTTTTCCTGATAAATGCCCAGATTTTTTGCCCAGTCGACAGTGCCGAAGCTTGCTACGAATTTATCGATGTCATTGTCAAATTTGAGCTTGATTTCCTTCGGGATTTCATCCCAGATTTGCTCGGCCCGCAGCATGATGTTCTGAAGCTGCATCAGGTTTTCTGGCATCTCGGTTGCGTCTTGGAGCCCATTGCCTATGTCCGGTACCAGTCTGGCCGCAAGGTCAGGGTCGATGGATGCCCGTCGGATGATGTTTTCTAGCTTGGTCTCTTCCAGATAGCTGTCGATTTCCGCCTGCTGGTCGATGACCTGGTCAAGCGTCAGCACCTTTTCGCCTTTTTCGTTGAGTTCCCAGAGGTATGTGCGCCTCACGGTCTCTCCGGCTTCGGTGGCCTTTGCTGTTGCGGTCTCCCTGAAGTTACTTACTGAGCGATACGCCATCGAAGATGTTCTCCTTTTCATTCTCAAACAGGCCCGTTTTCTCGTCGAATTTTGCCAGACGCACCAGCCGATAATCGCTTGGAGTTTTGCTCATGATGTTTCGCTCGTCGGTCAGCGCGATTCTGAAATTGCGTTCGGCTACTTTGTCGTCACGTTCGGTGAAGATGGTGATATAACCCATCACGCATTTATCGAAAATTCCGTATACGTTCATGTTTGTCTCCTTACTTAAACCAGTTTTTGATGATGTCGATTGAGAAGATGATGAAGACAAAGCCTGCTGCGAGGCATGCCATTGTTACTCCTGCGTATACTGCGCTCACAGTCGGATGCCTCCTCTCATTGCGCCGCTGCCAAGGTTAATAGCCTTGGTTTTGCGTGCGGTCTTGTTGTAGATTTTTGCGTCTTTCGACTTGCGTACTTTACTCCTCTTTGCCATGGTTGATTTCCCTTCTGAGGATTTCCACCTCAATGTTGCTGGCGAGTGCTTTTTTTCGGAACGCAAGGTCAATATAATACTTTGCGTCTTCGATTGTTGCGGCCTTTCGAATCATACTGTATGCGGCGTCTATCGCTTTGTAGATTTTCGTCAACTCCTGCATAAGGTTCTCGTCGGTCTGATCTCTTACATTCCACGGTTTGGTCTCCATCATGTTAAGTCTCCTGTCCGTTGTTTGTTACGGCATGGTAGATTTTGTCCAGCATTGCAAGGATTTTCTGGATGTTGTTAAACAGCGTTTTGATTTTTTGGATGGTCAGAGCAATTCACCTCTTTCGTAAAGTTATTTTTGTAAAAATGGAATTCGTTAAATGTACTTCTGAGCTGTTTAACTGCCTTTAGTATATAAAAAAAAAAGAGGCTCGTCAAGCCTCTTTTGTGCATTTTTCCCAATCGAATTGTTTTGCATCTCCGTTCATCTAAAAGGTCATGCGCTAGGCGCGGTGCGCCGTACGAAGAGCATGACGTGACTTTCCGGTTTCGCTCGCCGGACGGCCTTAATTGCTTTTTCAACACTTTCAACACTTTCAACAGGTTTTCCACAAAAAGTTGCACAAATGGTTTTGTGCATATTGCTACACTTTCAACAATTTAACAAGTTTTCCACAAAATTATCAACATCAAAATTAATCACAAAATATCGTTCCAAGGATAAAAATTTATAGTATTCAACATTTCAACACTCCCTACTACTACGACTACAACAAGTAAATAATAATATAATAAAAATCGCGCGCGCATGTGCGCGATTACGTGCGCGTGCGTGCGCGTGCTGATAAACCTAAAAAACACTCAGCCAAGTATATATACTTGATAGTTACTTGGCTGAGTGACACCAGAGCTAAAAAACGCCCTTTGCTTTGGACATCTTCTTCTTCATGATTGCTTCTTTATCGGCCATTTGTTCGGCATACCGTTTGTCAGTTTCCATGTTTCTTTCGATTAGGGACGCAATGGCTTTCTCTTGTCGATACTGCTTGATTCTCCACGCCTTTTCAGGATTTTCAGCTTCCAGCTTTCGCCAGTAATATTCTGGAATGGCTGCTCTCTTGCCGTTTGTCAGCTGGATGTATCCAAGTTGCCATAGCCTCTCTTGGTTCTTTTGGAACCATTCGTCTCCGAGTCCTGGCTTTCGGCTCATTACGCAGAATGGCGGCATGAGTCCCATTTTCTTATACTTGTCTCTGTCGTTTCCGTACAGCTTCTTGGTCACATATCCAGCTACGTAGTTATACGTTTCTGGCGTTGCTTGAGCTATGTCAACTGTTCCTTGTCCCCAGACTTTGACCAGTTTATCGCTCGTGTAGTGTCCAAACCTTGACAGCCTATGAATCGGCTTTAAGTCGTCTGGATTCCATCCGTACAATATCATGTGATAGTGTGGTCTTGAGGTGTTGTCCCCGTACTCTCCTGCCAGAAAGTACCTGAGAGGTTCGCTGACGGCCTTTCTAAGCCTTTTCATGAATAACTGGACATCCTCCACGCTTAAAGTTTGCACCGTTCTAGGACGCTCTGAGGCGTCTCTCCATACATTCACGCCTCCCTTGAAGATTTCCCCTGTTTCCGTGTCCTGTGTTGGCACATGGTTGTCATCATAGGTCAGTGTGATGAACCAGATGCTTTCTTTGTTGTGGCCGTATGCTTCCAGCTCCATTCGTGTTGCCCAGTCTTTGCGTTTGCGTAGTTTGCATCCTGTGCATTGTCCACACGGTATCATCATTACATCTTTACGGTACATCAGGTCTTCATACTTCATTTTGGTTTTATGAATCTTGTTAAAAGAAGCGAGTGAGTACACTCGCCCACTCGCCTCTCTATCGTGAGGTACATAAAACCGGATTAACGGTTTGTTACACCCCATTATTTAAATTTTCCTCCTTGGCTTCCTCCAAAGCCGTCTTTGTCTTTCGTTGATCTGTCTTTGGAATTGTTGTTTGTGAGGCTTCCCAGCTGGCCCAGGACGTTTTCGAACGCCTTTAACGCTTTGTCTGCGCTTGTGTGCGACCAGCTTGTAGCGTCTCCAACCGCTTGTGCTGCGTTGTACCAGTTGCTTTCGCTTTTGCTCCATGTGTTGTTGTGGTTTTGGCTTACTCCGAGAGCGCTTGCTGTTGCCGCACTACTGCTTGGGAGACCCATGCTCGCGCCGCTGATGGTAGCCTGTGCACCTCCCGGAGTGCTTGCTCCGCCCTGCTGATACGCTAAGATAGGGTTGATGCCGGCTTTTCGCATGTCTTCCACAGCTCGCTGATAAGATGTATTGCTCATTTGCTCTTGCCAAGCTCTGTTTTTGGCTGCTTGTGCGCTGTTGTAGGACATTGCTGCGTTGTTGCTTATTTGGTTATATACACCCTGAGTGATTGCCGCCATGGTGTTATAGCCCATCTGTTCGAACATGCTTCGACGGTTAAACTTCTGTTGGCTTTGCATATTGCCTTGAATTGCACTTAGCATGCTGTTCCAGTCTTGTAGGTTCTGTTCTCGGTTTACGCCGCTGGCGCTGCTGCTTTGGCCGCCTCCCTGGCTTGTGCTTTCGTTGTGCTGACTGCTCCCCCCGTTGCTCTCCATCAGGTTTCCGCCTATGAATTTGTTTATGAATCCTCCGGCGATCGTTGGAAGTAGTTGTTTGCCGATTCCGAGTAGCGCGCTGCCGATTGCTGCTAATCCCATAATAAAATAGCCCGGGGTATTGCCCCGGGCTTTCCCCCTTTCTTCAGCTGAGGCCTCAGCTGACACTCTCAGCTGAGGATTCTTATTTTTGTCGTTGTTACGTTATATTATTGCTATTTTAGGATAACAATAACGAAAAACTTTAGTGATGGTCCACGAGACCCGGAATGCTGTACATAGGCATAGGTCTTACAGACGTATTGTCGATGACGGTGTCCATGATAAACTGAGGCTCGTTGTCTACGGCCAGAGTTCTCTGAATCTCGGAATCTCCCTCCTTCATCCATGCCTGGCTCAGGCTCGGAGTCTCCGTGTAGTTGTCGCCGTAGTGCCAGCTGTCCAACGTCCCCGTTGCATTCGAACGGAACTTGCCGCTGATGCGGTTTGGCTTCATTCGGTACTCTGCCCATGCTTCCTGATAACCAAAGGCCTGTTCATCGGTGCTTGTACCAGTGAGGTACAGCTCTTTTTTCAGGATAGCTTGCTCGCCCAGGTTTGCGAAGACGGGATAATAAAAATCCAGATTAGTCTTGCGACTCCACATGCGCTCCAAGCCCTGCTGGTAGGTATGGTCATGTCGGATGCAGCATACGCCGATAACATAGCCGTGCTCTTCGAAGCTTTTTGTGAACATGCTGCCGTTGTACGGTGTGACACTGATTGCTGCCGCGTTGCCCTGCGGACTCTCTGTCGTCGTTCCGCTGGTCTGAATGACTTGACTCATGTTGATGGTAATGCGCGTGCCGCCCAGATATTCAGGAATTTGTACCGTTTTATCGCTGATTTTGGTATGGAACAGCGAATAAATCATCTCGCGGTAACGGCTGCCTCCGCGTGCTAACTGCTCGTAGTACTTTTGTACCTGGAATGCCTGACGCAGTTCGTTTATGGTTGTTGCGCTTGTGCTGCTGAGGTCTGCTCCTAGGTATGCTGACGCTGCCCTATCTTCGTCTTGATCTTTTCCGGTCACAGACCGCTGC